TGAAGATCCGTAAGGTTGCTGGTTATCAGAACTATGACAGCAGTGAGTTTGCACGTCCCTCTGCTCTCTTCGATGACGATGAGAAACTGGAGAAGATTTACAACAATCTTCATGACCTTAACGAGTTCCTTGATCCAAAGAACTTCAAGACTTACGAAGACTTGAAGAAGCGTCTTGACTATACTCTTGGTAACAAGGGCACTCCTAAGATGCAAGACCCTGAGACTCAGCAAGAAGAAGCACAGTGGGAACGTGAGCGTCGTGGCGACTACTCTGAACCCACTACCAACTACGAAGATTTGAGTGAAGGTCGTAGTAAGTCATCGTTCAATGATCCTGATATCATGCCCAGCAGTAATACAGAAGAGGAGGATGACTCTCTCAACTACTTTGCTAAACTGGTCAACTCCTGATCAATCACCCGCCGAAAGGCGGGTTTTTTATACCCCACTAGTTCTAGGATTGTATGTATCTTTTAATTTATCAGTGATGAATTGTGAACTTTGCTCATATCTCATAATTTCTCTGAAGTCTGATATGAAAGTTCCGAGGTACTCTTTCTTTAGAATATTAATAATTCTCTTTTCATTGTTTTTCTTAGTTTCATATACAAAGTTGGTTACAGGACCTGAAGCGTTAGTGTCTTTTATTTCTGAACCAGTCGAACTAGAGTAAGTAAACGTAAAGTTCTCATCAACAATGAGTCCTCCTTGAAGAACTAGTCTACCAAATGTATCTGTAATTTGTTTGGTTTCATAATGATGAACGTCAAATAATGCAGCTGCTGAACCATATTTTTCTAACATGTAATTATTCAAATCATTATTATTCAAAGGCCATTGATCTTTTATAGAAGTGATATTATTTGTTGTTAAAATTACCCAGTCTAATTCTGGGTTTTGATATAATTTTTCTGCAAGCATATCTGGACGCTCACCTTCTGGAATTTCATATAATTCTGCAAGCGTAAATGCACTGCTGTCAAGTCTGAGTTTTGCTCTACGGAATAAATTTTTGACTCTTATCTTCTCATCACTACGAGATGACTTAGGTAATAGGGAAGGATAGAGTAAGTCTGGAAGTTCGTTAAAGTATCCCATTTTTAGTATCCTACATCGTTAAGTGAAATTGGATTATAATCCGGACGACCTTGTGCGTCGTTGCCACCAATATAATCTGAGGCGTAAATGGGTTCTAGTTCTTCCATTCTCAGAGTCAGAATCACACTGACTGGTTGACCATCATCATATGCTGCCCATTTTCCTTCAGGTGTGTAGTTAACACTACATCCTGTGATTGCACATTCTTTGATTCTACCAACACCCATGATCTCACCATTATTATTAAATCTTCCGTCTCCACCAGTTCGTGTCATGAATCTCAGTTTGAATATATTAGGTGTTCCCAACAGTAATGTTGAACCACCTGCTTGGTCTGTCTGAGTTTTTGCTGCCATTCCTTGCTTAAAGAAACGAATGATTTTGTTAATTTGCATTGCTTCTCTATCATCTCTTGCTGCAAGTTTCCAATTGAATACAAACTTTCTGAGAGTTGGAGAATTAAACAGAAGTTCCATATTCATATTTGGAACAACTCCATAACCTCTAGAAAGAAGTGCTTCGGGGGATACATTTACCCCACCCAAAGAAAGAAGTCTAGATGAAACAGCACTTCCTATGACCATTTGAGCATTATCATTTTGTAATATTCCCCCTGCCGCACCAAGACCTCCCGCATTGCCAAAGATACCTGCAAGTGCTCCAATTTTACCAAACCCATCAACTCCAGTGAGTGCTGATATTAAACCACCAAGTGCTGCTGGACCAGCAACAGATGCTGGATTAGTTGTTACTGCAGAAGTAATTGCTGCTGATAAATTATTGATTGCATCTTCACCCCAACTGACGTTATTTGAATCCGTTACATCATTAGGCATTGGAAGTTTCACATAACCTAATTTTTGCTGAAGAGGACTGACTCTTTGAGCACCCTGAGTCAGTAGAGTTGCGGGTTTGGGATTGAATATTACATTTGAACCAGGTGGTTTATAAACATATTGAGAGATATTCACATAGTCTTGAGAATTTGCTCCACCAAATAAAGCGTCTATTGGATACTTAATGCCTAGTCCTGCTATTTGAGAGATGCTAGCATCTGAATTACTAAAACTTTCTCTTATCTTTCTTAATTGTTCTTCAGTTGGTGCTTTGAAAAGTATTTTTTCAACTACATCCAGTCCAAATTTTTTAAGAAGAGCATTTTCTGAATTATTTTCTTCATCTTTTCCAGCAGATGCATTTTGTCTTGGTTCTGCATCTGTTTTTTCTCCTCCGGCATCTGTGGGAAGTGCAGGCGCCGGAGGTTGGTCTGGGTCTGCTTCTACTCTTGATACTTGTTCTTCACCACCAGCAGTTCCAGAAACTCTTGTAGATGTGTCTATTGTTTCAAGTCCACTTGCTCCTCTTCTTTGTGAGTTCCTTCTTGATCTTGTTCTATTATAAGCACTTGTTACATCGTTTTGAATAGTATTTCTTAAGGTTTGCTCATTCCATGAATTACCATCAATAGTTAGCAACTGTCCAGAATCTAGAAGTGCTCTTCCTTTTTCTGTAAATGATCCCCCATCAGGAGTGGATTCAAATAAAACTGTAGTTTCATATGATCTGGTTACACCACCTCTTACAGAAGTTCCTGTTCGAGTGATTACTTCTTTATATCCAACGATTGCACTTGTTCCAGTATTGGGATCGTATCTTAATTCATATTTTTGGTCTGTATTATCTTTCACATACTCGCTATCAAGCCTCATCGTGGAACTTGTAATGTCCCCCGTGAAAAGTGCATTATAATTTTTTTCTAGTGCTACTGACATTTAGATGCTGTCCCAGACCATGTGTGGATCAACGTATTTACCATATTTATCAACAAATTTCTCAGTTATGAGTTCCGCTACACTGGCGTACTCTGCAGAGGCTGGTGGAAGAACATAGGTGTCTCCCATATTAGAAAAGAAGTAACTATGTATAGTCTTCTTTGGTAGTCGCTGTCCATATTTATTTATCAGTGATCCTGCAACTGCATCACGATAATCTGGATTTAGATAATGAACGTTTGCACCCAATAATTTATCTTCTTGGTACTCAAGAACATATACTAGAGGTCTTGTATCATACCATGGGTATTGTTCTGGGTATGCTGCATCATATGAAAAGAAGCACATCTCACCCAACTTTGGAAATCTTTGCTCGCCATACTCATTTAATTCGGCAAATAACTCATTCGCATACCAATCTGCATCTTCTGGACCTTCCGCTCTTTCTTTGATTCTCTCTCCAATAGTTTTATATCTAGCACCAACTTCAAATATATCTTCTTTAGATAATTCTGGAAGTGTTCGTGCCTTAGGTGTGATACCTACTTGTCTTGCGTGACTAGAACGTTGATACTGTTGACTTGTTTCAATGTACTCTGCTAGTTGTTTCTGATTATATTTGGAGTAGTTTCTAAGACCAAGATTTCTTGCAATCTCAGTCAACTCATACTTGGTATGATAATATTTCCTAGTCTTAGGATTTATACCAGTGAGTCTTTTATTTTTGAGTCCGTAGAAACCCTTAAGTCTGATTGGCATTATTTGATTCCCAGATCATCTTCAGTCATAATTTTAAATTCATAGTTACGGTCGGCACAAAATTCTTTTGCTGCTTTCCATTTTGCTTGATTTACCATCCAAGTCTTCACAGAATTTGCCCATGCTTTTGTTCGACGCTTGGGATTTGTATTTGGTTTCGCTACCTGCTTTTTTGGTTTAATTTCAACAACCATTGTTCTCAGTTTACCTGTTTTATCATTATACTTAATAAAGAAGTCTGGAAAGTATCGATGCATTCGATTGTCAATGGGAGAAATGTATGGTATCCAGAATTCTTCAGACTGCCATTGCTGAATTGATTCATTCAAATCACAGTAGTTCATGAACTTTCTCTCCCAAAGAGAGCGATATATTATATTTTTAGAGTCACCAACATACTTTTTTGGATGTGATGGTAAATATCTTCCGCTATACGGCATACATAGTATATAAGTAGTTTAAATGTATTTAGATGTCTGCTCCAGATCCTCAGCAGTTTTATACAAAAATACAAGACGTACAACAAAAGTTTGGCGGACTTACGCAGACCTCACAGTTCATGGTTCAACTTGGACTTGCTGGCGCTGCAAGTTATGGTGGTTCTTCGGTAGAAGGACATTTAACTAATTCAAAAGTATTCGATAAAAATAATCGAACTGATGATTTTAATTTCTTTTGTACTGAGGCGACCTTGCCTGGTTCAACATTTGATGTAATGGAATTGCAAGGTTCGAGGCAAGGTCTGATTGAACGTATTCCCAATCGTAGAGTTTATACTGATTTTGATTTAACTTTTTATCTTGATGATGAATATAAAATTCTCAGACTCTTTGAGGAGTGGATGAATTACATTGATCCAATTCACAATGCAGATGAAGTATATTCTGGTAGTGGGAATGGGATGACTGGATTTGGAGATAATAATTGTTTTTATAGATTCAGATATCCTAATTCATACAAGAGACCTATTATGATTCATAAGTTTGAGAGAAATCTCTTGAGAAATAAAACTATGAATAGTCGTAGTGGTGGTGTTAGAGATAAGAGTAAATTTAATGTACTGACCTATATTTTTCTTGAATCATTCCCGATGAATATTCAAGCAATTCCTTTTTCTTATGATGGTTCTACTATCACAAAGGTGTCAATCAATTTCGGTTATACTCGTTACATTGTAACCAAGAATGCTGGTATTGGTAAACCTGCTAAAAATTTCGGTAGTAGTTTGGCAGTTGGTGGCACTAATTTCTTTAGTGCATTTTCTGCTCCACTCTTTGGAGATACAACATTCAGCGAACCTTATGATTTGGATCTTGATATTTTTGGTTCAGGAAACACAGTTGACTTTACTGCTGGTTTTGGACTTCAATCTTTCTCTGACCAAGGAATTCGTGATGCTTTCTTAGGTAGTGGAAGTTCATCTCTTGGTCTTGGCGCAAATGATCTTTATGGAACAACAGCTCAATTCACTTAATAAATAAAATTACTGAAAAACTTATAGGATATTATGCCTTTACCAAAAATTGCTACGCCGACTTATGAGTTGGAATTACCTTCATCTGGAAAGAAGATTAAGTATAGACCCTTTCTAGTTAAGGAAGAAAAAGTTCTTATTCTTGCATTGGAAAGTGAGGATACAAAACAGATTACAACTGCAATCAAAAATATTTTAAAAGATTGTATTTCAACTAGAGGAATTAAGGTTGATGAACTTCCTACTTTTGATATCGAATATATCTTCTTGAATATTCGTGGAAAGTCTGTGGGTGAATCAATTGATTTGGTTGTCACTTGTCCTGATGATGGTGAGACTACAGTTCCGATTAAAGTTTATATTGATGAAATTGAAGTACAGAAGGATGAAAATCATACCAAAGATATTAAATTGGATGATTCATTAGTATTGAGAATGAAGTATCCATCTCTTGCTCAATTTGTTTCATCTAACTTTGATTTCAGTGGAAGAGATGATTCTGCCATTGAAGAATCATTTAACATGATTGGTGCATGTATTGATATGGTTTATAGTGATGAAGAATCTTGGGCAGCTTCTGATTGTACTAAGAAAGAATTGATGAGTTGGATTGAAACTTTAAATACTAAACAGTTCCAAGAGATTGAACAATTCTTTAATACCATGCCTAAGTTGTCTTATACAGTTAAGGTGACTAACCCGAAGACGGATGTTGAGAGTGAAGTAACTCTGGAAGGATTGAGTAATTTTTTCGCCTAGTCATGGCTTATATCAGTCTTGAGTCGTATTATAAAACGAATTTTGGCTTGATACAGCACCATAAATATTCACTAACGGAGATTGAAAATTTAATTCCTTGGGAGAGGGATATATATGTTGGACTCCTAAATGAATATATTGAAGAAGAAAATTTGAAAATCAGGCAGAAAAACGCTAGTTCAATGGGTTAATGTTTAAGAACCTTTCGCTACTTAAATTTAATAGACTTAGAAAGAAAATGACCAATCCTTCTAAAAAGAAGGCATTGGATTTTCTGGGTTCTGGTGAGGAAATATCTGAACAAGCAACCGGCGCTCAAGCACTGAAGAGATCACCGAAGATAGATAAGAGTCCATTAATAGGTGCTCTGGATGCAAAAAATAAAACAACTGCAGTTGAAATTTTAGATTTCTTTGGATCGAAAAGAACTGAAGAAAGATTACGGGGTAGTGTAAAAAGACTTAGAAATTCTCTTGTCAATACTTTTGATATCGCAGCACTTCTTAAGACTGTAATTCTTGGTATTACAAAAAAATTAGCAGATGCACCCGACAAACTTAAAGGAAAAGGAGGAGGTGGACTGCTTGGATTTCTTAAGAATGGTATTATAAAATTAATTGGAGGACTTGGTGCAAAAATATTAGGAATCTTGGGTGGAATTGTTAGTTTAATTCCTGGTTTCGCTGGGTTTGCGATACCTGCTTTGATTCTTGGTGGCATATCATTCGCTGTCGTGAATGAAGATTTCCGCAATGCGGTGCAAGGATTGCTTCCTGGTTCGCAAACAGATGATGCTGTTGACGAAAGTATAGCAGAGAGTGGTGGGGGAGCAACTGCTCAAGCACTGCGGCAGGAACAGGCAGAAAAGAAAGCAAGTAGAAATCCTTTCCAGAATTTCTTCTATGGTACTATCATGGGAGAAGATGCGGAGTATGATAGACAAATAAGGAGAGCAGAAGAAGCACAAGGGACAGAAACAACTGGAACATCTGGAACATCTGGAACTCCTCCTGTCAGATCGACAACTCCTATGCTTCCTGGTGTTCGTCCAAAAGGAACTGGTACTGAAGGTGATCCAGTAGTCGAGGGAGATGATAGAGAATACTTATTGAGACTAATGATTGCGGAAGCAGGTGGTGAAGGTGAACTTGGAATGGCTGCTGTTGGAAGATCTGTTCTGAATAGAGCAGGATTGATTCAGGGTGGTGATGTGGGTGCTTACACATTCATGTCAAAGAGTGGTAGTATAAGGGATGTTATTCAGGCGAAAGACCAATATCAACCTTATGCAGAAGGTAAATTAAATAGAGAACTGACTGCAGATGAAAGAGCAAGGGCAGAAGCAGCATTGCAACTTGCAGAAGATAGAGCGAGACTCAATAAGAGATTGATTGAAGCAGGAAAATCGGAGACGGAAGCACAAAGAATAGGTGCCTCCACTGGATTTAGAACTCATGCTGCAAGATATGATGCATCACAGGAAGTCAATGTTACTGAACTTGGTGGACATCGTTTTAATACTGCTGGAAATAGAGATTTAAAATTACCAACATTAGAATTAGTACCACCCGTAGAACCGGCACCAAAGGCAGAAACTTTAGTAGAAGGTGAAACGGTCTCTGCTGCTCCAGAAGGAGTAACGAGAGAAATTGCACAACAAGAAGATGAAGATATGAGTCCTGAGATTGCTCTCTTGCCTCTGGGTGGCATGGGTCAGCAAGAGCAACAAAGACCAACAACAGGTGGAGGAGCAATTACAAATCCATCTCTACCTTCAGGTGGTAGTCCGTCTGTAGCTTTCTTGTCTCCATTCAATCCAGATAATTATGAAACTTTCAACAGTGCATTAATCTATGGAGTAGTACCTTCATAAAATTATGAGAACATTACTTAAGTCACCATTAAAAACTGCTGCCAATAATATTACGAGAATTGGTTTTACTCCAAAAGCAAGACGTGTTCGCGCACTAGATTTCGATCGTAGATCTGAGTATAAAACTTTTGCCGATTGGATTAAGTCAAGCACCGAGGATTTGACTGAATCGCCTCTGCCATCAAAAAGAGAACTTAAAAAATTAGTTAACTTTGAAGTTGCTGGCGGTGGTGGAGGAGGTCTTCTCGGACTCCTGGGTGGACTTGGTGGAATTGGACTTGGGGCACTTGGACTGGAAGGTTTTCTTGGTGATAAGATGCCCAAGATTAAGATTCCTTATAGAAGACCAAAACCAAAACCTAGAGGAAGAAATAGAGGAGGAAATCAAGGAAGAGGACCAGGAAGACCGGGAGATAGAAGTAGAGATTCTAGAAACAATAGAAATAATAGAAGGACTAGGAATAATACTACACAAAGACCTGGACGCACAGGTCCCATGTCTGATGCGGAAAGAAGATATAGAAGAAGATTTGGTGATAAAGCAGGAGACAGAAAATTTGGTCCAAGGCAACAAGGTAGAGTACAAAATAGAGGACTTACAAATCCATTAAGGCAGAGACCGAATGTAACTGGAACTGGTGCTGATAGATTCAGACAGGGAGTTAGAAGTAATATCCCTGGACAAGGTGCTCGTGTTACTGGTGGTAATCTTGATCGAGCACTGAATACGGGACCTTTAAGAAGAGTTCAACAAGTTGGTAAATTTGGTCTTCAAGGCGGCAAAGCGGTGCTTCGTGCAAGTAAATCATTGATGAGAGTTTTCAGTAGAGTTCCTATCATTGGTGCTTTAATTGCTGGCGTCTTGACATATTTTCAAGATATAGAAGGTGGTAATAATCCTGAACTTCCAGGTGGCGGACCAAATGGTCAACCAGATATGAAATTGGATAAGGCATTATTTAGTGCTGGTGGTGCTGCTCTTGGTGGTATCATTGGATCTTTCATTCCGATTCCTGTGATTGGAACATTACTTGGTGGTTTTATCGGTGAATACATCGGTGACCTTGCGTACATGATCATAAAGGGTGATGGATTCCAGGCAGCTGGTCAAAAATTAATGGGTGATCTTAAGAAACTTTTGAGTGTTGGTCCAGCGATTGCTAATTGGGCAAAGCAAGGATTTGACAGATTCTATGAAGGATTTCCAAAAATTAATGTTTTTGGTATGAAAATTCTTGATCTAAGTAAAACTGGTGAAGGACTTCTTAAACTTCCAAGAGCATTCTTTACAAAACTGCCAATGAATGAGACTAAAGAGCAGGAAGCAGAAAGATTAAAGAAAGAAGAAGAAATACGAAAAAAAGTATTAGAAGAAGAAAAGGCAAATAGGGGACAAGAATCAGATCAACTACCATACACAACTACTGAAGATGGTGAAGTTGTTCCCATAGGTCCTGTTGATGAACCTGTTACTGCTGAGCAAGATTTACAACTCACACCAATGAGTGATGTTAGCACTGTTGATGTTGGTCTGAATAATCTTGTTTCTGTCGCAGCAATGACTGGCCGAAGTGATCCGGGTGGTCCGATAATGACCAGTGGTAGAGGTATGAGAGGTGGAAGGCATCATGCAGGCGTAGATATTGGAACGGGACATCAGAGAGGATGGTATGTTGCTTTTAGATTAAAAGGAAAGGTAAGTTTAGTTCAGTATCTCAGTGGATATGGGAATACAGTTATCATTGAAGCAGATGGTAAAGATTTTCTCTTTGCTCACTTAGCACGTCAATCAGATTTAAGACCAGGACAATCTTATAATGGTCAGATTATCGGTGAGATTGGTAACACTGGAGCTGGAACCGGAGAACATCTACACTTTGAAGTGAGAACTGCTGGCGGTGGTAGCGGAACTGATATGGATCCAATGCCATATGTCAAGTATCTCATGATTGGTAAACTCGGATCAGGGACTCCGCAAACTCTATTAGCAAGAGCAGACGCAAGACAAACAGTTGCTGATGATGGTACAATTACAACAACTAATCGTCGTGGTCGTCAGGTAAAAGTTTCACCAGATACTTCTGCACAAAGAACTGGAAATATTGAGAGGGATCCTAAAGTTAACAAATCCAAGACTCAAACTTTGATTATAATGGAAAGTTTGGCAAAGATGGCCAAGGCATTAGGTGGCGGACAAGAAGAAAAACCTCAAGTTGCCGTGCTTCCAGTTCCCAATGAACCTTCTCCTCGTGGAAGAGGTTCCATGAATGTTGGAAATTCGATGGTGTCTTCTGCTTCGCTATTAAATAATTACTGGCAAACAACTCTTCTCTCTAAACTATCATCATAATGTTACAAGCAACCACGGGACTAAGATATAATACAGTAAATATTACTTCTCTTGATGGGGAGAAGACAATTGACTTGACTAATTCTCTTATAGAAACAGATTACTTTGAAGATCTTTTATCTCCAACTTTATCTGCAACTTTGAAAATAGCGACTTCATATGATATAATTGAAGGACTACCAATTCGTGGTGGAGAAAAAGTTATTATCGATTTACTAACTGCTTCTGGTCCATTCAAACAAACCTTCAGGGTTTACAAAGTAAGTGATGCGACTTTGCAAAAGCAAAAAGAAATGTTTGTATTGAATTTGGTTCCAGAGGAATATTTAAATAATGATTTAGTGAGAGTGAGTAGAAAATATCAAAAATTACCTGTTGATATTCATGTTAAAAGTATATTGCAGAATGTATTACAGACAAGTAGAATTGGTGTGATTGAAGAGACTTCAAATTCTCTTTCATTTTTTGGTAACATGAAGAAACCAATATGGACTCTTCAATGGTTAGGTCCACAATCACTTTCAGTAGTAGGTGGTGGAGGTGGAGAAAAGGGAGAAGAAGGATCAAAAGATAATCCAGCAGAAGCAAAAGGAACTGCCGGATTTATTTTTTATCAAAATAGTGCAGGGTTTCATTACAGAAGTGTTGACAGTTTGGCATCAAAGACTAGAGTACAGGAGAGTAGTGCTGACCTAGAAGACATAATGACATACAGTGCGGGAGAGGTTACAAAGGCAAATGATGTAAAAAATGCTGTCAAAATTATAAATTATTTCTTTGAGAAAAATATTGATCTTAGAAAGGGATTAAGAACTGGCATGTATGGTAATAAAACACTTAATTTTAATCCGTTAACTCATGAGTTAACTGTTTATGATTACTCACTTTCAGATGCATTAAAGAAAAGAGGAAAGGAAACACTTGGAAATCAAAAAGACATTTCCATGTATTCGGATTCTCCATCAAGAATGATGTATCATATATCTGATGAGGGTGTCATGGCAGCAGAAGGTGGAGATGCAACATCTGGATTGGAACGTACTGCTAGGTCTAAATCTTTTGCTAGATATAATTTATTGTTCACACAGGGACTAAATATTCTCATACCTTGTAACACTAAATTAAAAGCAGGAGACATAATTCGTTGTTTATTTCCTGAACTGCAGGGTGGATCAACGAAACAAACGGATAAAAGTAGAAGTGGTCTTTATTTAATCAAAGAATTGAGACATCATTTTTCTGCTAATCAAAATACTACATCTCTAAAATTAATTAGAGATTCTTACGGTGTTCAGTAAAGGAGACTTAAAATGGAAAACATTGAAACACACATTCAAAAAGATCGAGAGATACTTGCAAACCCAACGACCTCACCGCAACAACGTCGTCATATTGAGGGTGAGTTACATGAACTTGAAGTTTACGTAGAAAATCACAAAAAAGAAATTGAAGCAGGAGACCACCACGACCCAACTGCTTTGGAACTATATTGTGAGTTAAACCCAGAAACAGATGAGTGTAGGATTTACGAAGATTAATGATTTCAGATTCCTTAGTACAAACTAAATTTGCTGGTAAAGACGGATTCACATGGTGGATTGGTAAAGTTGCTCGTCCAGAATTTTGGAAAGATACTGAAACTGTTCAATCTCAATCAGGTGAAAAGGGACATAGAGTAAAAGTTAGAATTATTGGATACCATCCCTGGGATACAAATGAACTCCCAGAGAAAGACCTGCCATGGGCAGAAGTCATGTCCGATCCGAATGTTGGTAATGGCACCCTGTCAAGGGGTGAAACAATGAACCTTGTTGGGGGAGAAACTGCTGTAGGTTTCTTCCTCGATGGTGATGATGCACAGCATCCAGTCATCATGGGTCTTTTGCATAGAAGTGCCAATGTAAAAGATACAATAACCGAGTCCAAAGCATCAAGTAAAGGAGCTGGACTTGAGAACACCACTCCGCCGTCTCCATCAGGAGATCCAGATCCACCGTCAACACGTCCCAATCCAAAAGCCGTACCGGTGGGAATGGGAAAACAAGGTAAGACGCAACCAGGAAGAAGTAAGAGAGGAGGGGCAACTGCTGCTGCAGATTATCTTAATTTGACTGTAGAACAACCAAGAGGAACATATACTGCATCAGAATTTGCTGCAGAAAAAATGGGAACTAAAAAAGTTACTCCCGCCACAACCTGTAGTGATAATTACATCGGAAGAATTACACAGGTACTTCAAGATTTTATTGCGCTATCAAATACTTTAGAAAAAACTCTTGATGTTTATGTTGATCCTGTTCTGAATGAGGTCGTTGATATGACCTATCAGATCAAAAAATTTGCGAAGAGAACTATGGGCATCATCAAGATGGTGCTCAACAATATTAGAAATGGACTACTTTCAAAGTTGAATTTGATGTTCAGTAACTTTCTTGGATTCGCAAAACAATTTGATCCTTTCTCATTCTTGACAGGACCATTGGCACAGAAAGGATTTATGCAAATCCTTGCTTTGATTTTTTGTATATTTGAAAAACTTATTGGTGAACTTTTAAAGTTTTTGGAAAACCTTTTTGAAACCATGCTTGGTCGTGTTGTTAATGGACCTGCTTGTGCGGTAGAACAATTTCTTCAAGGTATCCTGGCAAAGGTTATGGATGCATTAGAGAAGGGACTGGAACCAATTTTAAAAGGTCTTGATTGGTTAATGGGAGGATTGAGTCAGGTCAAAGATGTTCTCAATACAGTAAGCAGTTTAGCAACTAAGATCTTTAACTTTATTGGATGCGACGGATTGAAGTGTACAACACCAAGCAGTTGGATTTCTTCAATCAATGGATCACTAGAAGAAAAACGTGATGATTGGGCTAAACAAGTTAGGGGTATTAATGTATTCCGAAATGCAAATGAAGAACTATCTAAGTTTGAACGAGATGCTGATAACGCAACGATAAATTTATTTGGAAATGATGAACAATATAAGAGTACGAATTATAGAGGATCGAACTTAGGAAGTATTTTAGCAGACGTTGATAAACTAACAGGAGGAGAATCTAGAAAGAAATTTAATAAAGGATTGGATTCAATTGAAGCAGCACTTGCCACAAGCACATTGCTTGGTGGTGAGAACTCTATATTTAATGCTTGTAATCGTAATATTCACAATCCACAAACTCAAGATGATATGATGCCAATGCCAATTGGGTATCAATATGATTATTGTCTCCCACCAAAAGTAAAAATCTTAGGTGATGGTAAAGGTGCAAAACTCAGAGCAATTATTGGTAATCGGGGAGAGATATTCTCCGTTGAAGTCGTAAGAGAAGGAAGAAACTACACTAAAAAAGGAACTTCTCTTGTCATCATTGATAACAGTGGTCATGGTCGTGGAGCACAAGCAGATCCAGTTGTTAAAGATGGAAAAATTAAGCATGTAGTCATTACTTCATCAGGTAGTGGTTACTGTCCAAATGTTCCATACTCAGATCCTAGTGCAGAAGGACCGTTAGATGAAGTAGATACACCGATTGATTGTAGTACCACTCAAGATTGTCCTGAGGGCATGGAGTGTGTCAATGGAAGATGTGTTATTCCATGTAATATTGATTCTGATTGCCCGCCAGGTATGATATGCATGAATGGTATGTGCGTACCAATTCCGGGAGAACCAGGAATCGGAACGGATGTTAATGGAGTTGTGACTGTTATAGAACCAATAAGTCCTGGAATTGGTTATGGTCCTGATGATGATATCTTTATTGGAGATGAATTGTGTGAGAGTTGTGTCCTTGGCATTTCAACAGGTGGATCGGTTATTAGTGTCGAACTTGGTACTTTTGATACCAAATTCAAGATACAACCATCGGTTAGGATTTCAAGTGATAATGGCGTAGGTGCGAATCTAATTGCTGTTATGGCGTATGAAAGACAATATCAAACTGACTTTGGTTCTGACACTAGAAGAAGACTGGTTGGCATTACTAGCGTTGTGGATTGTGTTGGTGATCCTCCACAACTGGTTGGATATGTAAATGGTAGAGAATACTATGGACCATTCCATGTGCATCCAGAAACTGGCGCTAAGATGGTTGGAGAGCGACATGTTTCTACTCCTCATGCTATAATATATCCAACCAAAGAACAAAGTTTGGGAGGAAATACCATTCAAATAGTAGAAACTGAATCCGAAGATAGGCAAACTCAGAGTGTACCAGTAGCAGGACCTGCTGCTACGACCACAACAACTGTTACACCAACTCCGACACCGACACCAACTCCGACACCAACAACATCCCCAATAAATACAGATACACCTACACCTACACCATCTCCCTCACCTTCTCCTGATCCTGGACAGGGTGGTGGATATGGAGGAGGATATTAATGACAGAAGATGAAATAAAAAAATTAGTTCAAGGAGAACTTGATCAATTCGCTAAGAATTATTATAGAAGAAACTATCCTAACTTTAATATGACTTCCGGTCATATAAGCGAAGCACATGGTGTGAGTGAATATATTGTTGCTACAGACACTGGACAAAGTATTCAATTCTATAAGCAAGGTAATGGTAAGATTGTGGCAAGAAAATCTCTTGAATTGGTTGCAGGAGATAAAGCGACAAATAAAGATGTTTCTATCTCAATAAGAGCAGAGGACGGTCATATAGTTATTGAGGCATTGGAAGGAGACCTCACTCTTCGAGGTAACAATGTCATTCTTGAAGCAACTGATGCTGAGGGAGCAATTGTATCTAAATCTCCTAAAGTTTTTCACGTAAAATCACCAGAGATTGAATTACAAGGAACAAAAATAACTGCAAGTTCAACAATGGACACGTTAATTGCTGCCGGAGAACTTTCATTATATTCTGAATCTGGTCCTATTAAACAAGGTGATGGTACTCAACCTATCATTGGTAGTAGTGTTTTTGAAACTGTGTTTAATGTTGTGGATAAAGCAAGAGCATTCTTTAACGTATAAAATATCATGTCAATCGCTAACGGTGCATTTGGAAAACTTACCATCGGTGTTCCCGATGTGTCACTGGCTACTGCTCCCAACATTCTACCTAGCGGTACATTATCAAATCCAGGTGTTTCATTTTTTGGTGCCGCTTTGTCTGTTGGTGTTGCGAAAGCAGCAGTTAACATCGGACCTCCTCTTACAATTCCCGGACTCTCTTTACCGCTGTCCTTGTGGGTAGATGGTATATCACAGTTCAATGGAATTGTTAATATCTTTGGAAACATCAATCAATATTCATTAGAGACATCATTTGGTGCAAAGATTGCTAACTCTCTGGGTATTAAGAATGGTGTTGATATTAAAAATGCCTTCAATATAGGTAATGCGGTTACTAACTTTAATGGTAAAGTGGTAGTCGCAGGTTCCGTAACTGCTCCTCTATTCAAAGGTGTTTTAATCGGATATGCTACAGGAAATAAACCTTTTGATATTCCTCATTGGGAGAAGAAAGGTAAGCGAATACGACATGTGTGTGCAGAAGGTCCCGAAGCAGGCATATATATTCGTGGAAAACTTGATGGTTCAAATGTTATTGACCTGCCAGAGTATTGGCAAGGACTCGTTGACTATGATACAATTACAGTAACACTTACACCATACGAAAAGAAAGATACATCATTATATGTCAAAGATGTTTCCGAAGATAGAGTGTTAGTATCAGGTGATAACCACACAAATATAAAATGTTTTTATGAAGTATGGGTGGCAAGGTGGATTGATCCTAGAAATCATAATGAAAAACTTCATGTTGTTTATGACGGAGAATCACCTAAAGATTATCCAGGAAATAATGAGAATTTTTTAATTGGTGGATGGGATTACGATAGAAGAAAAACTACTTGGAAATAAATCATGGCAGATAAAAGAAAGGGAAAAATTAAAAACAAACTGAAAAAGAGACTTAGAGTAAAAATTGATCATAAGATTGCAGAAAGAAAAGTAGTCCTAGATCAATTGGCACTTCTTGATGCTGAACTAGATGGTATTGATGAAGTTATTATTAAAATCGATAAGAAGATACCTCCTCTTGTCGAAGAAATTAATGATGCAATTGATGATGTTAAAGCAGCATATGATGCAAGAATCGCTGGAGGTTGTAGAAGTAATCTAAGGTGGGAACTCGGAGAAAAGACATATGAAAGAGCAGCTATGGGATTTACTCAAACTGCTGTAGTAAAAACTACTGCTTCAACGCAATTAAACAAGGTAGGTGTAAAGTATTTCAAGAAAGAACAAGACAGAGATTACGGAACTAATATCATACAAAACTTTGTTGGTGTCATTACCGCTGGGCATAATGTAATGGCAGTGGTAAATCCTGAACCACAAATCGATAGAATAAAAGTAAAAGACTTTATTACGGACAGTTTTAGAGCACCTGAAGTATTCGCTGTTGGGCATATTCCAGAAATTGTTTCGATTGGAACCACTACAGTTGTTCGAGAGGTAGATGTAGTTAATGGTTCTATTGAACTTGGATCAATTCATTTTGCAAACACAGGTATTGGAAGCACTACATCTGCACCGGTTGACTATCACTTTATTGATCAAACTCATTTTAGTGAAGACACAAGAGTTGTTGGGTTTGGAACTACAACTGTAAGTAGATTTATAGTAGATCCTGTTGCTGGAGTTTCAACTGCGTTTGAAGAGACAGTTCCTACTTTTGTATTAAGTAAACCCGCTTTAGTTGCAATCGCTACTGACATTACACAAGATGTAACAATAGGAGTGACATCTAGTTTTCCATCTTTCGTACTCTCTGGCCTTGCAACTGTAACTACTAGTGATAGATTCTTCGTTGCATATAGGGTCGATAGAGATGCGGACAATGAATACACTCAAAATTCAGTCGATGCGGAATTTAATTATCTAAAGAGTCCTGTAGATCCAATTGAGATTGGTTTGATAAATTCGCAATCTTTTGGTTTTGGATATCGAATCCAACGTGTTCAGAATGGACATCCAGATCCAGGTCCCGGTAATTTTGAAACATGGGAATCACAAAAATCCACAAGCGGTTTAGAATTTGATTCACCCGAACCAGTAGAAGATGACCATCCAGAACCACGAGTTGGGGCAGGAATTGTTACTTATTTTGTAGGAGTTGCAGCATCATTTCCAACAATTGTTCAAAATGGTGACCGTACTGGTGGTTTAGGTGCCCAGACCCAATATGCAGTTCTTAATCAGGATACTAGCGTTGGAACTGGTGAAGCTGGTGGATTTTCAGACGGAACTCATAGTTATACTCCCACCCCAAACCCAGCAACTTATGTTGGCGTATCTGATTGTAATGATTTAGATGATGCGATTACTGCTGCCGAAACTGCATTAACTAATATTAGAAATGAAAATGAACCTAAGATTGATAAATTTATTAATAAAAGTAAAACTCTTAGAAAATTAAGAGATGAACTACAATTGGAAGCATGGGGTCTTCTGCAGGCGGCCGCCTACAATAGGGAACAAATTGCAGAGATGGCTGCTGACGCCGGTCTTTTAGATTCGGAAGAGTTTGAAGAGTTCGATACGTGAGCAAGGTCACGAGGGGTTGACACCCCAGCGCCTCCCTGGTATAATATACAGGTAATCAACAAACGACCCATGCAAATCAATCAAGAAGATCTGGTCGCACTCAAGCATCTCCAAGAGGACATGGCAGAGTATTTCTGTGATGAGAACGCCATCAGTGGCGAAACCTATTGGACTTGTCTTGAAACGCTTGCTGAGATCAAGTTGATGGAACTCAAAGGAGAAGTTGTTCTTACAGACTGATGCCTTATTCTTACTACCTTTACAAAGAAATTCTAGACTGCTACGAGTATGAGACCAGAAACCAGACAATCTATGGAAATGTTATTCGCAGCGAAGTGGAATTTACCCAAAGCAGCGGAGAACTGCAACCTGACATTGAAGGAGATGAAGATAACGTTCAATGAGTATTGTGCATTTCATCCGCCGACTTATGATGAATCAAACTAAAATTGACTTTTGATTTCAAAAAAGGTCGAAAAAAAATTCTGGGCTAAAATTACCCAGAAACCTTTTTGCGAGTGTGGCGGAATCGGTAGACGCACCGGACTTAAAATCCGTTGAGCATTATGACTCGTGGGGGTTCAAGTCCCCCCACTCGCACCTTGCCCTTATAGCTCAGTGGTAGAGCAACGCTTTTGTAAAGCGTAGGTCGTTGGTTCAAATCCGACTGGGGGCTTGGGGGAGTACAATAGATCTGCATCTAGAAGCAGCGCCCCCTTTCTTGTTAGTTTCATATGTACTCCTGGAGGATTAATCATCCTCCAATTTTTTTGTCAATAAATATTTTTGAGTTGAGGATACGCGCATGAGGTATCATCTAGACATCAAGTATTGCTGGTACAACTTTTCACAGCAATTGGTTTTGATGTATTTTATAAATGGTATTCCATATACATTTGACGATGTGGAGGAGTCAATATATTATGACCATGAAATTATTGAGTGGGCAGATGGGAATACAAAATATGACATTGATGATATGTACAAAGCATCACAGTATTTGATTGCTGAGCAATGCCATCCTTTACTGTTCGACTTAGAGTTAGAGAACCCGGAGTTGCTTCCGATAGATTAAAGGCAGATCTGTCTGTGATAAATAAAGCAGAAGAAAAATTAGTGCGCTGATACGATGCCTCTTTCAAGGTTAGAAAATTTTCTGATTAATACCGATGGTAATATTCTTTATGTAAATCCATCAGATCTGGACGCTACCGATAGTTTTGATAACAAAGGTAACTCCTTAACGAGACCGTTCAAGACTGTTCAGCGTGCTTTAATAGAAGCAGCAAGATTTGCATATCAAGCGGGACCAAGTAACGATAAGTTTGATAATACTACTGTCTTATTGTATCCTGGCACGCACTTAATTGATAATAGACCAGGATTATATATTCAAAATAATGGTGGGTCAGCGCAATTTTTAGATCAAAGTAAGTCAGTAGTTGCTTCTCCAAACATTGAATTAAACAACTCATCAATATTTGATTTGAATAATGCAAATAATGTATTGCAGAAATTCAATTCAGTTGAAGGTGGAGTTATTGTACCTAAGGGTACTTCAATTGTTGGTTTAGATCTTCGTAAGACAAAGATTGTACCACTGTATGTTCCTGAACCAGATAATAATAACGTCCCTCGATCAGCAATCTTTAGAATTACTGGTGGATGCTACTTCTGGCAGTTTAGTCTCTTTGACGGAAAACAAGATGTATTTTTTGACAATAATGACTACTCCAAGAAAGCATCGCCATCATTCTCTCACCATAAACTGACATGCTTTGAGTATGCTGATGGTGTGAATACGGATTTGACTACGGGTCTGACTGATCTGCAGATGTATTATTATAAGTTGATGAATGCTTATGGTAATGACACTGGTGCTAGAGAGATTATTAATTTCCCAACTAATGATGACTTTGAACCTAACAATCCAGAATTTAAGATTGTCGGTGATTTAGTTGCTAACGATCTTCTGCTCCAAGGTAGTGCAACTTCAGATGGAATTGTTGCTACAGTTAATACAGAGAAACCACACGGACTGACTCTTAATGATACAGTTAGAATCGTTGGTATTAGTTCGGAAACATATAACGGAAGATTTACAGTTTCTGGAATTACCAGTGAAAGAACGTTCTCATATAATATGCTTGCTGATCCAGAAGCAAATGTTGTTTCAACAACTGCTGGAACCAGTAAAGCAATTGTGGAGATCGATAATGTTAATGGTGCATCTCCATACATTTTTAATATCTCAATGAGATCTGCCTTTGGCATGTGTGGTATGCACGCTGATGGTGCAAAGGCAACTGGATTTAAGTCTATGGTTGTTGCTCAGTTTACCGGTATTGGTCTTCAAAATGACGACCAAGCGTTTGTAATTTATAATCCCTCTACCGGTTCTTATGACACAAATAGTTCAACAGATTTGTCCAATAGACCACTGCACCTGAATCAAGATGCAATCTATAAGCAAGATTATACAAACTTCCATGTTAAATCATCAAATGATGCTGTAATTCAAGCAGTTTCTGTTTTCGCTATTGGATTTGCAGAGCATTTTGTCTCTGTTGATGGTGGAGACCAATCAATTACTAACTCAAACTCTAACTTTGGTGCAAAATCTTTAGCATCTAGTGGATTTAGAAAGCAGTCGTTTGATCGTGATGACACTGGATATATTACTCATATTGTTCCGCCAAAAGATTTGCAACAAGATGAGTTTAATGTTGGATGGAGAACACTAAATGCTACATCAGGTGCTTCTGGAATTTCAACATCTGGTGCATTGTATATTCTTGGTGAAGTTGATGAAAATAACCCACCAACAAATATTACAAATGGATTTAGAGTTGGTGCAAGGGAGGGAGAAGTTTTATATCTAGATGTAACTCTTGATGGCATTCCAAAAACATTCTCTTCGAGAGTTGTGATGCAGTCTAAATCTGGAACTTCTGTTTCTGCATATAAAAAAGAATTTACGGTGTCGTCTTTCACCAAAGATACAGATACACCAGCATCTCAGTTGACATTAGATGGAAGTCATAGTTTCCTAGCTGGAGAATCTGTAAGAATTTACAGTGACAATGGAATCCTTCCTGATGGAATTGAATACGGTAGACAGTATTATGTAATTGATACTGGTGCAACAACCATCAGATTATCAAAAACATTTAACGGTGCTGTTGCTGCAACTCCAGATAATATTGATATTAAGAACACTCTTGGAGGTACTTTGAGAGTATGTAGTACAGTGACTGATAAAATTCCTGGTGAACCAGGACATCCAATTCAATTTGATTCTGATGGTTGGCATGTTATAACAGACACTACTTTCTCAGATCCAGATACTGAAGATACAATATTTAATGGTTTCCAAGGATTTGGAACTGCTATTTCGGCAAACAATTCTTCAACATACATCAAGAGAAAGTCTGAATCTCGTGATCTAAAAGATAGAACTTATAGATTAAGATACGTCATTCCAAAAGAGTTTGTGAATGCAAAGTCTCCGGAGAAGAACTTTATTATTCAGGAATCTAAAACTGTAAAAGATGAGACCACTATTAATGACATGAGGTCTCATCGTAATCCTCGTGTGATTGCTGGTATTACGACTACTGGTTTTGTTGCGACTGTGACATCAGAGATTGATCATGGTCTTTCTGTTAATGATGTAGTTAGACTTAAGAACGTAGTTAGTAATACTAATCTAACTGCTGCAGACAATACTGGATTGAATGGATACTTTACTGTTACTGAAGTTCCGACTTCTAGAACATTTAAGTTTACAAATCCAAATTCAATCGGAATGGGAATATATGTTGATAGAACTCATTCCTGCAGAAGCACAAATGACGCTACTGCAACCATAGATGATCTTCCTGTGTTTGAGAGAAATGAATATGATACAACATATGTGGTTGAAAATGTAGAACAACTACAAGAATATATTCCTTCACAACAGGATGGTGTATATTATCTGACCGTTTTGACGGGTAACATTACTCCAACAGTAACTGAATTTGATGACCAAAAGTTTAAGCAAAGTCCATATTATTTGTATCCAGTAGTTGATAAAGATAATTTGATTCTGGATCCTTTGCAAACTGTATCTGTCGCATCAAATTCTTTAATCGGAAAGACTCTTGTTAATGATGCACAAAATAGTCTTACAAAAGAAAGCACTATTAACTATTTGAGAGATAATAAAGTTGGTTATGCTATCACTGGTGCTGAATCTACTTCGGGCGGTTCAGCAACCATATTCCTTGCACAAAATCATAATCTGAACGCTGTTGAAAGAATTGATGCTGTAACTACCGGTGGAACTGGATATGGAAACGTTGCTTCGGGAACTACCTCATTATACAATGTTCAAACTACATCGGATACTGGTTTCGGTGAGGGTTGCACATTAGAACTTACAGTTGCCAATCAAGTTGTTACCGCTGCTAAAGTAATGAATGGCGGTTGTGCATATATTAACGGAACAACACTGACAATTGCTGGTGGTAATAACAATGCAAAAGTTAGGATTACTGTTTTAGATGCTGCCAGAACCGGAAGAGGTGTTGAACTTGTTGGAATCGGAACAGCAGGAAATAGAAATAATAGCGGTTACAATGGATTGCATCGTATTACTGAAGCAACTAAACCAAAACAATTTCAGTGTGCGATAGTTGGAGACACAAGGTGGTCAGCTGGAAACGTTGTTCAGGGAACAAATCCTGGAACATTTGTTTCTAGTCCAAATGCCCTGGCCTTCTTTACTGGAAATGGTGCTCAGTTGACAGGTCCTGTAATGGGTGGTAAGAGTATTATTTCTTCTTCCGTTGGTATCTCAACAGTAGAAACCATTGATGAGCATGGTTTTGCCGTTGGTAATAAAATTAAGTTACATCATATTAGTGGAGTTGGTCACACCATATTCTCTGAGCAATCTTTTATCGTTCAGAAAATTGTCAGTAGTAAGAAATTTGAAATCAAAAATCCATATGGTGACACTCCTGATGTAGAAGTTAATATTGCATTCGCATTGAGGCATGGTTTAGGAGCGACTGGTGAGGATACTTCATTAACAACGGAAAAGATCAATGGTAGAATGTTCCCACTTATTTCTAAAAGTGTTCATAGGGAACTGAATGCAAATGTTTCTGCTGGTGCCGCAGCGGTAGGAATTACATCAACTGCAGGAATAGAACCCGGAGATTTCATTCAAATTTCGGATGAGATCATGAGAGTCAAGTCTCTGGATGCAAATGGACAGACATTAAATGTTATCCGTGGTGTGCTTGGATCTAGGTCATCAACTCACTCGAATACTGATCCAGTTAAAATTGTTAGGGCAGTTCCTTCTGAGGTTCGTAGATTCTCAAGTATTCGTGCCTCGGGTCATACCTTTGAGTACATTGGTTATGGTCCTGGTAACTACTCTACTGCATTACCACAGAAACAAGTCAGAGTTATCAGTGATGAGGAAGAATTCCTTGCTATTTCTAAGGAACAAAAAGGTGGTGTTACATTCTTCTCTGGCATGAATGATCGTGGTGAGTTCTTCACATGGGATGGTAGAATCGTATCAAGAGAGAACTTCTTAGGAGAAGTTGGATCCGATGCTTCAAGTTCATTTGATGATCTTTATGTAAGAAACACTTTACGTGTTGGTGGTGGAGCGAATCAAAATCTACCATCAGAATTTAGAGGTCCGGTTAATTTCATTAATAAAATTACATCAACTTCAGTTGATGGTATTGATGCAATTAAGATGATTTTGAAAGGGACAGCAATTTCCGAACCCTTCTTCCAAGTTGGACCAGATGCTAATCCATCACTGATTGTTAATCAAGCAACTCAGCGTGTTGGTGTTAAGATTGCCGAACCAAGACATGAATTGGATGTTAATGGAACAATTCGTGCGAACATTTATGAAAACTTTAAGTTAAGTGATCTTCCAAACAGTTTAACCGAAGAGGCAACTTTCGCTAGAAATAGAGTTCTGAAAGTAAATGACAAAGGCGATGGATATGAATTGGTTGACGTTCACGAGGTCGATTCTTTTGCACTAAGAAGTTATGGTATCAGTAATGATGGAACTGTATACTCTGGTATTGGAACAGTTATTAGTCTTGGTGGGGCTGTAGCAATTGCAGCTGGATCTGGTACTACTATGACTGCTAGTGATCTCGGCACACTCGTTTCAAATGGAGCACTTCAAGTTACTGGAATTGACACTTCAAGATTCTTTATTGGCGAAAAGTGTAAGATTTTTGGTGTGACAGATCATTCAGAGTCCGGTTTGATTGCTGACCCTAGTTGGTCAACCATGACTGCGACTAAAACAGGAACACATGAAGTAGGTGGTTCACCTGGATCATCAACAATGCGTTATTGGGTGGCACAATATAATTTTAATGATGGTAGAGTTGGATTTGCTAGTGCAATCGGTATATCAACGATTACTGCTTTGCAGACGATTGATAATTTTAATGATGTCGATCATGTTACTCTAAATCTAGCAAGAACTGATACTAATCATGGATTGCTTGTTTATAGGCAGTATACTTCATCTGGAGCTGGTGTTGCAAATATAGATAATGCAGAGTTAATTGGAATTCTTGGACCAAAAGAACTTACGAATTCTACATCTAATATTAACTATAAAGATTATGGAACGTATGATCAAACTGAGTGGTCTCCTAATGGATCACGCAATGAATATAAAGATGAAAGTCAGATTCACTTCCCCAACATTGCAACCACTGGTCACAGAAGAGGATTTGGAGTTGCTGAGATTATTGGAATTGAAGCAAACAAAATTACATTAGCAAACGAACTGATTCGTTTCAATGATAGTGAAGTTGGTTTCGGAACAACAAGTGCAGTCAAAGTCGTACATGAAAATACTGATGCAATTGATGAAGCTATTCAAGATACAATTTCTAGTGGAGGTAACTACTTAAGTCTTCCTAGTGGAACATACCTCACCAATAAACTTGTTATTCCAACAGGATTTACGATTAAAGGCAATGGTAAAAACACCATAATTAAACGTCAATTCTTCGCTAACGATGGTGATGGCAACTTAGTTGGTATTGGAACAACTGTTGGTAAGGATATTACACTGCAGGACTTTACCATAGATGGTAATAATGCAAACAATATTAGATATGGTGAAACAACTGCGGCAAGAAATGCTTACTTAGCATACTTACCCTCTGTTACTTCCGTAGCAATGAGAAGTGTTGAAATTAGAAATAGTGCTGAGCATGGTCTTTGGGTTCAGGATTCAACTAGATTGTCAATAACTGATTGTGATATTGTTGATGGTTCTCTAACCGATAGATTTGAATATGGTCCAATCAACGCACAAGGTTCTCAAGTTCTCAGAATCCACGATTCCCTCTTTGAGAATTATCCTGCTGCGGTAGATGTTTCTGCAACTGAGGTTACCTCGACTGGTGGAAACATCATTAGAAATTGTGGATCTGGTATTAAGGTCTTTGCTAGCGGTAAGATTAGTACAAAGGATAATATTATTCTTGGACCATCTGATGAGCATATTCCATCACCAGATATCTTTGATAGTGACTTTGATTCTGTCAACGTTTCGATTGATCCTGATGTTAACTTCAGTGGACCTACATTCCTTTATATCCGTGATGGTAATCCATTCAACATTGCATCAAATGCTGGTGTAACAATTATCTCTGCAGGAATCGGAACCGTAATTGGAACCGGAACTACTAATGAATCTCTTGGAATTGCATTTGAACAGTTTGATCTACCTACTCCCGATAATGATCCTAGCCTCGTTGATAGAACAAATGGTTTCCTCAAGATTGACCTTACTGCAGCTAAGACGGTAGGATTTGGAACACGTAGAGATATGAATATGGGTTATGAAATTATTGCTGAAGAGTATTTACAACAACCATCATCTATCTCGACGTTTGCTGGAATCTCCACAGGTGCTTGGTATAAGGAAGGTGCCGCAGTCATCGGTGCTGGGGTAACAAATTATCTTGTCACATTAGCGACCCCCGCACATTTCCAGGCATTCTCTGTTAATCAAGTTGTGAAACTTGTAAATCACCAGACAACACCTGTTGTAACCAGTCAGTTGATGGTTCTTGAAGAGAAGAATGATGTTTCTGCAACTGTTAAGCAACTAAGATTTAGATTAGTTAATAACGATGCTGATCTTACTGCCGCATCAGTAACCTCAGAGTCTAATGCTCAAGGTGGATATATATCTATAAGGGATAGATACGTAATCGCAAAAGGAAGAGTCGGAGTCATTTAATCCATGCCAGACAATACTAACGTAAATAACAATTCAGCAGTCGTCGTAGTCGGCAGGACTGCTCCGGTGCCTCCTGGTCAACAGAAGGCTGAGAAATCAATCCCGGTCGTTATTGCTAGCGACCAAGCTGCAATTCCAGTTGAAGAACAGAATAAAGTACAATCAGAGGTCGCTCTATCTCTGTTAGGTATTCCAAGATCTGAAGTTGCTCTTGGTATCTTTGCTGACGTTAACACCTATGACGTAAACCCATCTGAGTGGACTGCAACTCCAGAACAATTTGGTGGAAAATCAACAGAGGGTGTTTACTCTGGTATCGGACAGACGCAAGGTCATGGTTTAACTCACATTCCAGAAGAATCTGGAGCATTGATTGAAGCACCTGCTGATGAACATGCGATTCTGACATCCAAAAGATTCTTTAGATATCAACCTGGTCGTGTATCCTCTGCTACGTTTGGTGTTAAGACAACACTAATTGACGATAATGGATCCTCCATTAAGAACCCTGCCATTCGTAAGTATGGTATCTTTGACAACTATGATGGGTACTATTGGGAAACAAGAAATGATGGGACAGGAGATAATTTTTCTGTTGTAAGAAGAACACAATCATTAGCATTTGATAATCCACTTACATTTGTTACTCAACAGACTGAGGATTATGGTACAACTAGTCCATATGATCCTCTAGAACGAAGAGGATCAGAGTCTACGGGAATTACATCAACTACACCATATACTGGATTTGTAAATAAAAAACTTGGAGATTTGGTTATCTACAGAGATAATCTCTTGATGACTCATGCTGGAATGTATGATCAGTCATTGTTACAACCCAAAGCAACCATTGGTATTACAACAATTACTAATGGACAAACAATCTACAGTGCTGATTTGGTTAAAAATGTTATCGATGCTGTTTATGACATCGATGCTGGATTAATGACCATCACCACAGGCACTGCTCATAATTTCCATTTAGGAAAGTGGGTTACAGTAGCAGGTATTGGAATGACTTGTTATATTGATGATTCTTTAATAAAGACTTATCCAAATAGAAATGATGGATACACTGTCGTAAGAGTTGACGCTACAAATAAGTTTACCATCAATGTTGGTGTGTCTACTGTTCCAACATTTTTTCACGGTGGCGGCCGTGTTGTCGGTCTTTCAACCGGTCAGTATGTTTCATATGAAAAGGATAGTGATCAATCAGTCATTGGCGGATTTACTGACACTCAGATTTATAAAGTCCAATCAATTAAACATAATAGTACCACAGGTATTAGTACAATTCAACTTGAGACTCTAGCTGGTGCTGATGTTACAGGATTAACAAATCAGACTGCTGCTTCAGCAACAGGAACAGGTAATCATAGATTAGTTACACCCGTTCCATTTGTTCAACCCACTACTGGGTCTGCAATTGCTAATTCTAATGTATATTCTAGTGTTAAACCAAGCGGAATGTTCCCATACAAATATGAGACCGCTGACGGGGATCAAGAGGGATATATTGATACTACATTAGGTTCTGATCAGGCATCAACTTTAAAAACTCAGATTGATAATGTCAATAACTATTATGATAGATGGGTCAATCAAAACGTTGCATTAGAATACTTAAATGTATATGAATATCGTGTACCAAGATCTAGATTTAGTGGTGACCGTTTAGATGGTACGACCGATGATCTTTTATATAGTGATGCTGTTGCAGATAAGAGAGCAGGTTCTCAGGTTCAAAATGCCGAAACACTAGAATTTGAAACCGATACAAGTATTTGGAATCTTGACTTTACCAAGGTTACCATGTATAAGATTGAATTCTCTTGGTATGGTGCTGTTGGTGCTCTATTCCTTGCGTATGTCCCTGTAAGCAACGGAGAGGCACGTTGGGTACGTGTTCACCACCTGAGGGCATCAAACCAGTTGAAGGTCTCCTCACTGGGCAATGCGACCCTTCCTATCACCTATTTGGTGTATGGTGGAGGCAATCCAAATAGATTTGGATATGTTAACTCAAAGAGAATTCAAAGCACCTCTAATTATGGTTCTTCCTCACAACATATTGTTAAGTATGGTGCTTCATACTATATCGATGGTGGAGACAGAGGAACTGTTAAATTATTCAGTCATGGAAATCCAAGTGATGAAGAAGTGTTTGGTTCAAAGAGATCTTTCCAGGTAGGATCAATAGGAGCAGGATCTACAGCCATTAATCTTTCCGATGCCGATAGTGCAACAGATCCATCTATTGAATGTGGTGATAATGTCAGTCCAATGAATTCATATTGGGTTGGTGCAAAGGTAATTACTAGTGAGCCTCTTGATCAGAATATTGAAGTTACTTATGTTGACATCAGTCAGAAGAAGTTGTTCTTGTCTGCACCACTCGCTAATAAATCCATTGGCAGTCTAGAAATTATTCCAAATCGCAAAACTTCTTTGATTGGTATCAAGTGTAGAGACTTCATTCAGAGCAGCACTGGTAAGAGTGTAAGAAACAGAACTCAGGTTTACCCAACACGTCTTGCAACTGGATCAACAGGTGTAATTAAACTTGATCTGATTAAGTCTCCGATCTTCCAAACAGCATCAACTGTTTCTGGTTCCCTTCAACTCTCATCTAACACTAATATTGGTAAGAGAGGAAAACCAACTCTACTTTCAGTAAGCAACAACACGTATCTTTCTGAAGGCACTGGTGTATATGGTTACTTCAGAGGTACTTTTGATGGTGACGCATCACAGAGAGTTATATCTGTTTTAGGTTACCTTGAAAGGAGGGCAGCAGTGACTGGAACTCCTGGATACTACTTCTATGCTCTCAATTCAACTTCTGATACAATTACATTAACTAGTAATAGAGCGTTCCTCGTTGAAGCAAATACCAGTCCGATTGGTGCAACTGTATCTGCTACCATTCCTTCAGAATCTACATTAGATGCATTGTCTTCTGTGAAGATTAGTCCTCAGATCAAATCACCAATACCGGGAACTGGCACGATAGTTGCAAGTGTATATGTTCCAGCGTCAGGAGAAGAGTTTAATCTTCAATCATACTTTGATTACAATAAAGAATACCTCTCGTTCCCATTGACTAATATTGTTGATAGTTTGTACGTTTGTGGTTCATCTCAGAAGTTCTATGATGCTTCACTACCCTCAGCAGAAATATCAGCAAGTTTGACCTGGGAGGAGCAGTGATTCATGGCGAATGGCGGAAAGGATATCAAGTTCGGACACGACAAACGTCCGATTACACTAGTAGAAGGTACTGAACAAAATTTATTTAATATTGCAAACGGTGAAATATTAACTGACGAATTTGGAACTCCCCTGATTACAGAGGTTGATACATTTTTTCTTAAAGACGCTTCAGCGGATAGATCTACATCTGTTTCATTTCCCAAAGATAGTCGAACAGCATATACAAGAGGCGAGTCTCAAGTAGTAGGAATTCATACGGCAAATTACGGTGTAACTGGTAAAATAGTTTCAATTGGTTTACCATTTACAGTAAGGAAAACAGACAATAGTGTAGTTACTACCAGTTCTTCTATCAGAGATACATCTAATACTTTAATTCCATTTGATTCTGCCACTATTAATATCGTTGGTGTCGGAACGACAGTTGCTGTACTTACTAGAACAGAAATTACGAAAGTTGTTGCAAGTGGTGGAGATGGTGATGTTATAGTATTTAATAGTAGCGTTGGCATAAGCACGATTGTTGGTGTCAAAGTTGGTGACTCGGTATCAGGTAAGGGAATACCTGAAGGCACTAGAGTTACAAGAGTTAAGAAGGATGCCGTTTTTATTAACTCAAAAACAACAGGAGTAAGTAACGTAAATCTACCAGTCGAATTTAGGAGATATGTAGAGGCAGTAAAATTAGCACAGCAATCTTGGAAAATACAAGAATCTTTTAGAGAAACTAGTGAAGTTAGCACAACTTTACTTGGTGTTAATAGAGCAGAGACTCAACTCAGTTTATTCTCTAACGTATCATCATACGGATTAGAAAGTGATAGTTTTGAGTTTTATAGTGACAATGGTGGAAATAATTTCGCATCTTGGGATAATAGACAAAATGCTACTTATGGAAAAAGATATAATGCTAGATTATCAGAGGAGACTCAAGAGTCTGGAATTAGATTAGAGGCATTTCCAACTCCATACTCTTATCCATTTGGTCCTAAATTTGAAAAATATGGTCTTTATAGTCAGGACGCTCATCAAAAATATAAAGATTTTGTAACTCTTGGAAATCAATTATATAATTACTTTGATTCTGGTGATGGGGCATCGTTAGGTTACCCCGCTGACTGGAAAGATAAATTCTTAAATCCAAACACTGCGACTATAGTAGGACTTGATGTAGGATATCCTCAAGGACTTCAATCAGGATTTTATAATGTTGATATTTGGACAGATACCTGGAGAGACATTTCACAATCTCAGTTAACTGATCCTGTAACTGCTGAAACTTTTAATTTTGCAAGAGTCAACGCCCTCTTGGGAAGCAGTTATGCTTCTGATAATACACGACCAGGTTATACTTCCAGTCAAAAAAGATATGCATATCTCCAATCGAGAAGAGTTTTTAGATATCAACCAGGAAGAATTAGTGGATTTACTTTTGGTTTAAGATCATCTGTCGAACCAAGGGAAGGTGCGATTTTAGAATGGGGCGTTAAGAATCCAACAGATCAATACGTATTTAGAATAGTTGCAGGACAATTATCAATTGTTAGGCGCAGTACAGTTCCACTCTCATCTGATGTTCTTGCAAGAAATGGGTTAAGTATTACGGATCAAGAAGAAAATCCATCAGGAAATCCATTTGATAGTAAAGAATATTATACTATTAATATACCTAGAGATAATTTTAATGGAGATCCTTTAAATGGAAATGGACCTTCTGGTTGGAATATTCAACCAGAAAATGTCACAATGTATAAGATTGAATTTGGTTGGTATGGTGCTATCGGTGCTAGATTCTACGTCTATATTCCTGAAGGTAATGGTGGAGCACGATGGATTCCTGTTCATACTTTGATAATAGAAAATCAATTAGAGTCTCCATGTCTTCAAGATTCATATTTTAGACTTGTGTATTCTTTAGATATATTTAATACTGAAAACCTAAGAACACCACAATTCCTTTACAAGTATGGTGCATCTTATTATATTGACGGTGGTGATGAAGGAACTGTAAATATTTTCTCAGTTTCTTCTGGACAAAAAACTATTATTGGTTCCGGAGATAGAACCATGCTTGGTATCACGCCAAAAAATTTAATTCTCAGTAGTGCTGGTGAAGAAATTGCAAACAAAAAACTAATTATACCAACTCTCACTGCATTTACTAGTGATTCTTTAGCAAAGGTTCAGGTCAAAACATGCAAGGCCTGTCCAGGTTTTGGACATGTTTATACTCCAGGAGTTGCAAGTACAGTATTTGATCCTGATAGAAATTTTGAAATGCGATTTGATGCGACCGGAAATAAAGTAAGTGCAATCAATACTTCTGTTTTCAGATTAACTGATGTTGATTCAAAAGTAATTGCACCAACAATTTACAATGCATATATTAGTGAGATAGACTTAGAAAGTGAAATTGGTAACACTGGAACATATCAAAGTGCTGTCATTAAAGGATTGGGACCAGGATTGACAGGAAATCCTGGAAGTTATGATAGCAGTAGACCCCTTGCTGGCAGTGATGTCACAGTTGTACATGCAACCACGGGTGTCACAGCTACTGTTAATCTTGATGCTACCTATCCAGAATCAGTAAGACTTAGTAATTATAATGGTTATGCCGCTTCAGATTTTCCACTTACTGGTTCAAAAATAGAAATTCAATTTATGAATCCAAGTGCAAGTGACTTAGGACATTTTTCTGATTTTATTGTTGGTTTGACTGATGCTGTACCACAAGTTGCCTTTCCTAATGTATTAACTGGATTTAATTATGATAATTTGACAAATCAAACAACTTTACCAAATAATAAGATTCTATTTGGAGAACATTCACATTCCTTTGCAACATTTAATGAAGATGGTGATGAAATTGGAGAAGGAAGAGCCGGTTCCCTTAGAATGGAAATGGATCGTAGAATTCCCACGGTATCTGGAGCAGGAGGAGGTAAATGTTCAAAAGTTGATATTACTATTCTTGAACCAATTCCCACTGTCAATGTAAATGAATTGACTGGAACTGAGATGGTTGCTAATTTTCCAGAGTCTGGAGTAAATCCATTATCGACTGATAGATTTTTACTCGTAGAAGGATCGTTTCCATCAGGTGTTGATTATGATGGTGGACAAATTGCATTTGATGCTAATGATGGTAATGGAATTCAAGTTTCTAATAGTAGATATGTTGGTACAGTTGGAACCTTTACAAAATTCCAAGGTGGTTCAAATGTAGTATTCCAATTCATTCAG